GCTAAAGAACAGGTAAAAAACAATGCGATTGATTCAACCAAACTGGATGGGTCATCGAACTACTCTTTCTCCAGTCAGATTCGTTACACGGGTTCTGATACCAACACACAAGCTTTGGCAACGCGTGGATACGTAGATTCAGTTGCTGCCGGTCTTGACCCCAAAGATTCATGTAAGGTTGCTACGACAGCAAACATTACATTGAGTGGAACACAAACGATTGACGGTGTATCGGTTTCTGCTGGGGACAGAGTTTTGGTCAAGTCGCAAAGTAGTAGCTCGGCTAACGGTATCTACATTTGCGATGCTGGCTCATGGTCACGTTCATCGGATATGGCAACTGGTAGTGCTGCTGCTGGTGCTTCAATGTTCATTGAGCAGGGTACTGTCAATGGAGAAATGGGTTTTGTTTGTACATCAAACAAAGGTGCTGACGTTGTTGGTACAAATGACTTGTCTTTCAGCCAGTACACAGGTGCTTCTAACATCACAGCTGGAGCGGCCTTAAGCAAGACTGGTGACCAACTTGATGTTGAGGTAGATGGTTCTTCTATCGAAATCTCATCGGATGCTCTTCGTGTGAAGGCTTCAGGTATTACCGACAGCATGTTGGCTGGTAGCATTTCGAACAGCAAGCTCTCCAACTCTACTATTAGTGGTGTTGCTCTTGGTGGAACATTGGCTGCTTTGACTGCATCTTCTACAGGTGGTTTGAGTCTGAGTGCTTCGTACACCGGTACAGGTTCAGTAACTGCTTCAATCAACTTGGATGGTTCCAGTTTGGCTACAGGGTCTAACGGACTTAAAGTTAACACCAATGGTATCTCTACATTGATGATTGCAGACGATGCTGTAACTGCAGCAAAACTTGCTGACAATTCTGTAGTGACTGCTGCTCTTGCTGGAACTTCGGTAACTGCTGACAAACTTGCTGATAATGCTGTAACCACAGCAAAAATCAATGACTCAGCCGTAACTGCCCAGAAACTTGCTGGCTCTATCCCTGCCGACAAACTTAACCTGGGTAACGGTGTTGAAGAGTCTGGTGGTAACTTGGTAGTGTCTCTTGACGGTTCTACTTTGGCACTTGGTGCTGGTGGTCTTAGTGTTGCTGGTGGTGGTATTGGAAGTACTCAACTTGCTGCAACTTCAGTAACTGCTGCCAAGATTGCTTCAAATGCAGTAGAGACAGCGAAGATTGCTGATGATGCTGTGACTGCAGCAAAGATTGCCGATGCTGCTATCAACAGTGCGCGCTTGGAAGACAATGCTGTTTCTACAGCAAAGATTGCCAATGCCAATGTAACTGCTGCTAAGTTGAACTTTGTATCGTCATACGAAACATTGTCTGCTGGTGATGGAACGGCTACTACTTTTGATGCTGCTACTGCTGCTGACGCTACCATGTTGGGTGGTGCCATTGTATTCCGTAACGGTTTGGCGATGGGTCGCGTTGCTTCTTCTCCATCTGGACAAGACCAATACAGCCTGTCTGCTACCGGTGGTGCATCTGGACGTATGCGCGTGACTTTTGGTACTGCTCCAAACAATGGTGACCAAATCACTGTTATGTATTTCAAAGTTTCTTGATTGATTAGTTGTTGGGGAGTGTTCTTCGGGGCACTCCTTTTTCCCATTGGAGGAAGTATGGAAGGAGAGGTTGTCCAGCTGTTAATGAGTGGTGGTGCCAATGTTGCTTTCGCCATTTTCCTGTACACTCAGAACAAGGACCTTCAACGTAGAGCCGATGAGCGTGAAGCCAAGGCTGAAGTCAAAGAACAAGAATTGCGTGCCAGGTATGATGGTGTGATCAAGGACATGCAAGAGAAGGAAGAGACAATACGTCAAACCATCGTACAGGAAATGACAGACATCGACAAACGGATGTCGTTACTTGAGCAAAGTGTGAAAACATTGAGTACAATGATTAGTGAGATTAAAGGTTCATTAATAAGGGTAGACAATGCCAACTAGAAAACGGACACCAGCGCGTGGAAAACGATTCGTCAAAGTGGTTAAGAATAAGAAGACTGGTCGCACAAAGAAGGTGTCCTATGGGCAAGCAGGCAAAAGCAAATCTGGAAAGGATCGTATACAACCTGGGTCCAAGAAGGGAGACTCATACTGCGCCCGTTCCGCAGGTATTAAGAAGAGAGTGTCTGCCAAAAAACGCAACGACCCAAACACACCAAACAATCTGTCACGAAAGAAGTGGCGATGCCGTGGCAAAAAAAGTATGCGTTAGTGTGTATTTACAATTATACTTGTACACATAAACACACGAAGGAGCACACCATGAACTCAGATTTACTCGCACTCACACCAGAGCTTGTTCTGTTTATCAAAAAACTTGTACAACACTCACGCGGTGGATTGACCAAAGACGAACGTCAAGAGTTGGCAGCTGACTTGATCAACTTGCTGTACAAGGTATTGAAGGAACTTGTTGACACTGAAGTTGAAGACCGTTAAACTTCTACAACACCAAATCACTACTGGAGTTCAGGGCCGGCCAGCCTCTGAGCTCCTTTTGATTTTTTTACGCCACCTGGCTTCGACCATCTTCATTTCCTCCATGCTAGTAATCGCTTCAAACATGAGTTGTGTGGGACTGCGCTCTTCTTTGTTGGCAATGACTGTCACCAGTACAATCAGGTTGCTCATGCGTGGCTCATACGCTCCAGATAGGTACTTGTTGATAGTGTTGACATGTAGTCCTGCTCTGTCAGCCATGTAGGTTGTGCTGACCGCATTGCGGTGCATTGCTTTGTTAAGCCATGAAGCAAATCCTTTCACCACCACCACCACTAAAAGAAAAGGGTACGGAACCACCCGTACCCCAACCTACCATGCAAGGAGCATGTACTAATACTGTAACTCATTTGTCTGCCTGTATCAACATAGCAAACTGAAGAAATGCTTGCTCCCACTCATCTGGGTACAGGTACTGGCACATGTCCAACAGCAATACCACGGATGGTGCACGGTCACCGGCTAGCCATTTGGCTACAGTGTCTCGATGACACCCCAGGGCACGTGCCAGTTCTGACTTGTTGACGGTTGATAGGGTTTCTCTAAGTTGAGCTGCGAACATTATCGTCCTCCTTTGGAAATTCTTTTTCCCAGTTATCCTTGACACTTTTTGCCAGTGCGCCAAGGTGTTTGCACATGGAGCCACGGTATTGGTGATCGGGACAGGTACAGGTGTACCCTGCCTTGTCAATCACAGCAGTCCATCTTGGGAAGTGTCCAACCATGCTACCATCCGGCAGCATGTTGGACTTCATTTCCTTGAGCTTGGTTTCTACACGGTCGTCATCGAACAGACCCTTAAGTCTCCAATGCTCGCATATCTCTTCTATGGTTTCAGTCATGGTCGGCATGGTTCTCTCCAAGTGCTCCGTCCATCCAGTCCATCAAAGCTCCCACAGATGTGTTCTCATGGTACTTCATTTCAGAATCTAGATACAGGGTGACGTCTAGGTAGGCAATGTCATTGACATCGTTTGAGATATACAGGATGTGGTGATGTCCACGCTGGCAGTAGAATGGGTGCATCCATCCACGTTCCCCATTGAAGTTGGGTGGTGTGGTTTCAGGGCAGTGCAACCATCCAAGACGCTCCAATTCAGAACGGTACATATCCATCTGCATAACCAGTTTCTGGTATGAGTCTAGGGATGGTGGTGGCAGTGGGTCTGCAGGTCTTGACAGGTACCAGTCCTCTATCATGTCTTGGACGGGACTGAGTGCGTCGATGGCAACCAGCATGGTGTGCGCCTTCTGAAGCGTTGCAGCTGTGCCTTGGTGTTTAACTTGGTTAATGATGTGTTGAAAATGTTCTAGGAACATGGTGTACTCCGTTGTGGGTGGTAGGTTACCAGATACAATCATCGGGATCGATGTCTGTTTCTGCATGGAATGTATTGTAGTGTGTTGTCGTAGGTTTGTCAATGGTTCTTGGCATTGGCATTGGGTTTGTATCGCTTGGTACGTACCGTCCGTCGATCATAGTTTTTGCGATGTCGGCAAAGATGTTCTTTCTGCCATCGTGCGCACGCTCCTTTTGAACTCTTAGCATACGGGCATAGTGGTGTGGTTCACGTTGCTTCATGAACAGCACCGGTACTTTGCCATCACTCATGTGCCAGGTTTTCAATGTGATACGGGCATCGTGCTGCATCTTGACGTACAGTGAGTTCCAATCACCCATCTGTGGATACTTCATAGACGCTCCATCACAGGTACATCTGGCTACGCAGTTGTGAACCTTGAATCGATTGTCAGCAAGGATGGTGAAGTGCGCACTTATCTCACGGATGCCTTCACGCTGTACGCAGTCATCGCAGAACTTGTACTCCTTCATTTCCATACCAGTGCCACCCAACTCACGGATAACATCTTTAACTTCCTCCAAGACATGTCCTAGTGTGGGTGGATACTGGTGCTTCTTCATGCATACATTGAGTATAGCCTTGTGTAAGTGCACGTCCTTAACTCGCTCCAAACCTGCGTCCCATACAGGGAACACTTGTGCTTTCCACTCATCCTTTTTGTTGAACGTGGCCGCGAACATATCCAGTGCAATGTCGAGCATGTGTTTGTTAGCCATTGTTGCCTCCAATAATGTTTCCGTCTGCGTCGAATGATGGAATAGCCGTAGAACGCTTTTGAACGCTCGTTGGCAATGCCGGTAGTGGTTTCTGTTGTGCAAGTGCGTAGTTGGCGTCCAGCTTCTTTGAGGACACCACCACGGCTGGATTGACCATCCCTTTGTTGCGTAGGTACACAGCACGGTAGTGGTCACTGCTGAATAGCCAATCGAATACAGCCATCGCCTTCTCAATCGCTCCAGTACGGACCACCTTGGATAGTGTACCCAGATCAACTGCGCTTACCATAGTCAGCTGCCCACCTTGCTTCTCATACAGGTCCATCCAGTAGCCAAGCAGATTCAGCAGTGGTTCATTGGTTTTGCAGTAGTCGTACAGTTGTGGTTTGACTGACGAGTCAACAGGTATTGGGTTGTTATTCACAATGAGAACTTGACCTTCCCCAACAACACCAACACTAATATTTTTAGTACTATTAGTGGTGGTGGTGATAGGGGTAGTAATTTTTGGTTCTGCTATATTAGTACTATTAGTACTATTAGTACTATTAGTGCAAGAACCATGCCAAAGCCGTAGTATCTCTTCTGAAGTCTCTACAACTGCGACGCGCCCCTTCTCGTAGACAATCTCCGTACCCAACTTGTTTGGTGCAGTGTAGAGCATTGTCGATAGGTTAACCAGTGTCTTCTGCTTTGAAGATATGAGTGTCAATAGAATCATTGCTCACCTCCTTCAGGTGTACGCATGTGTCCATAGAGATAGTCCACTGCCAATACCAAATCGTAGCAGCCTATATTACGCTCCAGTCTACAGTGACGAATCACTTCATTGACGGCATCTACCTGTCGAAGCATCCCTAGTTCATAGGCATGCTCCATACCGGCATTGACCTTACCGAGCCGAGCCATAGCATTGACGATGATGGTAATGGTGTGGTGTACCGCATCGTAATCAGCACGAATGACGTCACCTATAAATGGGACACGTGCAACAGAACAGATGGGTGCATCGTCAATCACCACCTCACGTCGACTGACAATGTATCGGTTGTTGATGATGGTGAGGTCTGTACCCTGTACTGGTACTGCACTCATGATTTGAGTAACGTTGGGTGGTATGCACATTAAACGTGGCATGGTAGGCTCCTTATACCGTTTTGGTGATGATGTAGGTCATGCAATTGTCTACACCACATTTGATGATTTGTATGTCCTCAATGCAGTTGCTGTCAGCTGCTAGATTTTCAAGGGTTTCCAGTGAATAGGGGAACCAGCGAATGGTTCCACCTTCGTATGTTACAATGACAATCTTAGTCATGGTTTACTCCTGTGGTAGGTTGGTTGTTGATAGAAAGTCGCTCCATTGCTGTGCCATAGCATCTGCAATCCCAGCATAGGTTTTGCTTCTGAGCTTGGCTCGCTCCGGTGATGGTGCTAGTTTGTTCTGCCCTGAGTCTGTCTGGTTGCCCCAGCGTTGCTTGCC